ATTTGTTCCTAAAGCACAAATATTATAATATGATCGATTGCGGTTTTAAGACGGAGGAGTATCGAGAAATTAAACCATATTGGAGTAACAGGTTCCGTTGTCAAGCTCATGGAATCTGCGATATGCACACAAACTGCATTCCAGTGGCAAAAGGTTTGGGTAGATGTGATAAATACACTCACGTTCAATTTCATGATGGGTACACTAACAAGACAATGACGTTTGAGATAGAAAATATTGAGATAGGTTTTGGCAAAGCCGTGTGGGGTGCCCCAGACCATGAAGTATACATCATCGTATTAGGGAAAAGAAAAAATAACAAATAATCACAATTAACAAGGAGGAATAAATTATGAACGAAACAAAAACAATTAATGTGACGGCTGACGAATTGGCTGAGTTCAAGGCGTTCCAGGCACAAAAGGCAAAGCAAGCCGAAGAAGAAAGAGTTAAAGCTGAACGAGAACAATATAAACAGCTTGTGGATGAGGAGATAGATGCTTCTATTCCTATATTGCTCTCAATAAGCGACGAAATTAAAAAGAGTAAGTCAAAGGTAATGGATAACTTCAAGACCATTCTTCAAATGAAGTCGGAGTTGTTCAAGACCAAGGTTAAGGATGATCAGCGCAGTCATACCTTTACCAACAGTGAAGGCAACAAACGAATTTCACTTGGTGTTCATGTTACAGATGGTTACAGGGATACTGTTGAAGATGGTATTGCCATTGTAAAAGAATATATCTCAAGTCTTGCTCATGATGAGAAAACTGAAGCCTTAGTAAATATGGTATTCCGTTTATTGGCTCGTGATGCGAAAGGAACACTGAAGGCAAGCCGTATTGTCCAGTTGCGCAAGGTGGCTCAAGATGTAGGTGATGAACGTTTCCTTGAAGGTGTACGCATTATAGAAGACAGCTATCAGCCGGAAATAAGCAAGCAGTTCATCAGAGCTGAGATTAAAACAGAAAACGGAGTATGGAAAACCATTCCTCTTGGAATGACAGAATCCTGATGAGATATGGCAAAAAGACGTGGAGTAAGTTATCAGAAACGTGTTGCGGATATTAACGCGATATATGACAAATACGCTAAGTTGGGCTACAGCAACCGCGAGATTTGGCGCAGATTTGTCTATCCTATTTATCCTGTCTCGGAGCGCACATTCTATAACTTGCTCAAAGCGTCTGCCGACCCCAAGAATGAGATACCTAAAGAATTAACCTTGTTTTTAGACTTTGGCGATGAACAATGAAGTAAAGAGAATTTTCCGCAATATTATCAATGATATAGCGGTCGATATGAAAGAAGAATTTGACCAAAATTTTGAACGTGAAGCCTTCTTCAGCGAGAAATGGCAAAGGCGAAAATCCCCTATTCGCGACAAAGACAGAGCTATACTTACAGATTCCGCTGACCTTCGTAAAAGTATATCTTTCAAAACTACCGACAACAGCATCACGTTTTACACTACACTTCCATACGCTGAGATACATAATGACGGCGGTGAGATAGTAGTGACAGAACGTATGAAAGGTTTTTTCAGATATAAACTCCGACTGGCATACCGAAAGGATAAGTCGAGTCCTGAAACCGAGTTCTGGAGGATGATGTCGATGAAGAAGGTCGGTAGTACGATCGTAATACCGCGTCGTCGCTTCCTTGGAAAATCTCCAGAGGTCGAGAAGAAGGTCAGAGAAATCATAGATAAAAATCTTACCGAATTTTTTAATGTTGAATTTGAAATAAACAGAAAATGAGAAAAGAATTATATCAATCAATTTGCTACAATTTGAACACATTGTACAAAATGCCTAATGGCGATATCGTCAGAGTTTGGAAAGGAGAGGATGTTCCAGAAGGAGCACAGCGCATCATTAACCATATTGATCTGTGGAATCATAATGTGGAATTCATCGAGCAGGAAGAGAACTGGTCGTGTCCGGCTGTATTTGTTGAGTTTTCTCCTATTGAATGGAATGAAATAGTGCCTGGTCTTGAATATCGTGCAGAACCGTTTGTGAAACTGCATATAGTTACCGAATGGAAAGGATCTTCCGCTGACGGCAGTGAACTGTCTGAAGATGCATTGTCTATATTCGATTTGCCGGAGATTATTCATTCAGCATTGTCTTTAATGGGTGGTTCTAAATACCTTGAGTTTGATTTGATTGAAAGCCAAACAAACCACAATCATGAAGATATTGTTGAGAATATAGAGGTATATCAATGTGTAGCAATCAAAAGAATAAAACAAATATGAATATGGGAAAACAGACAATAAGAAAAGGTTTTCATAGACCATTCCAACTGATACCGCCATGTTTAAGATTCTTCTCTATCAGGAGAGATTTTGTAATTAGCAGAACTTTTGTTTTTACAAAATCATGCCGATATATGTTGGATGGTGGGGATCAAATGGATTGGAATAAATTATTCGGATTCTGTTATGGTGTCAATGGCATACACGCCAATTCTGTAAGGTTCGTATGGAGATATTCTCCATCAAGAAATATGGTTGAAATCGCAACATATTGCTACAAAAATAGAAAAAGAATATACAAAATAGTAGATAGTGTTTGTATTGGTAAGCCTATCTATTTATCTATATCAAGACGTGTAGATATAGAAGATGATATTATATTCTTCCTCTGTGATTTAAAAGTTGTAGATAGAATAATAATGGAATCAAACAAATTTGTTTTTGGCTGTGGTTTGTATTTCGGTGGTAACAGAACAGCTCCACAAGACATAACAATATATTCTGAATCTTAAAACTATGGAACTGAATGAAATTATAAAGGAGGCTTTAAATTTGCCTAAGAAGGATAAGACTAAGCTTATTAATGAGCTGCTCGCTTCCATGTCAAACAAGGACGGCAAAACAATGCCTGTGTACCGTGCGTTAGAGGTTTTTGGCGAAAGATACAAACATTTCAAAGGTACGGAATATCGTTTGGGCAAGGTGGATTTCAAATGGATGAAGGAATTGCTTTCGCAGATAGAACAAAAGATGATAGAGAATCCGCCTGTGATAATCACTGATGATTTGCTTGTTGATACCTTGGATGCATTTCTGACATCTGTTAGAAATATGCCTAACCAGTGGTATTTTGATAATAGATTTACTCCGGAAGGACTCTCTAAGGATTTCCAGAAGATTTATGGTAATATCTTTAAGAATAACGGTTATGGACGAACAAAGACAGCTTACGATTATCTCTAAAAAGGACTACGAACCTAAGGCATTGTCTCTTGCCATGCGAGAATCTGGAATTGACACTGTTGCTAAGTCGGTACGAAGCGATGTCGTTTCGATAAATAGGCTTGTCAGAGAACTTGGATACAAGGAGACCGCTGCGCTTATCGTGATGCAGCTTGCGCGGCTTGAGATGATGTTGAACGTCTCTAAGCAGATGCATCCTGAAGCGATGGCAGAGACGGCGACAATGGTCGTGGATTCGTGTATTAACGCCGGTGTGGGTGTTAATGTAGCTGACATCGATATAATATTCAAGAGGGCGTTAAAAGGCGAATACGGCAAGATTTACGGGGGCGTTTCGTGTGCTGATGTCCTTAGATGGTTTAACGAATATTATGTTGAGAAATCTGAAGCTTGTGTTCAATATAACATTGAGAAGTCGAGCGAGTATCATTACTATTCGCCACGATCGACCGAGCTCGCCGAAACGAGAGAACGTGAGCGACACAGAGCAGCTGCCGATTATTACAGAGATTTAATGAATAAAAAAAAGAAATGAGAAAGGGAGACCAATCAAAGGTCTCCCTCGGTTTTTAATAGCAATGGCAACTATGATGCTTTTTGGTGGGTATATAGCATCATGTCTGTATAGTGAGCATTATAATTAACAGTGGCGTTAAATTCAGCCTTGATGCAATTCTTGAAAGGATTGCCGATTTGGTTCTCCCCGAGCCATTCGCATAGTTCCAGGATTGAAGACTTGTTTGATGTGAAATAGACAAACTGATGTCCTGAAAGAACGGTCAGCACGTCGAGATAATCTGACAATTTCCAATACATATTATAAGTTCCGACTTCTGTACTCAAGTATGGAGGGTCAACAAGAAAAAGGACATTCGGATTGTCTTTGTAATGAGAAAACAACTCTTTGTAGTCGCATGATACAATTGTAATGCCTTCAAGATAGTCGTTTGAAACCGGATAGTCTGATTTGCGGATATTGTTGTAAAGAGCTTCTTTTCTCATTTCTGCAATACTCAACTTGTATTTCATTGAAAACATAAGAGCAGAGGATATTGTTACGAAATCAATGTAACCGTATGTTCGTTCTTCTTGTTCCAATCTTTCAAAAATACGTTCTCTCTTTTCTCCCTTTATGCAGCTGTGCTTTGGCATGTCGCCGACGATTGAGCGCAGATCTGAAAGTAGTATATTGGTTCGAGGTATGTTGTCAAGACGATAGCGGTAATTGTCAAAGTCGTTGAAGATTACTTCAGCATTTGGTTTTTGACATTTGGCTATATGTGATAGTAGTCCAGAACCACCGAACAAGTCGATGAAAATAGTGTCTTCAGGGTATTGTTCCAATACTTTGATAAATTCTCGTGCGAACATTCTCTTTTGTCCCACAAATGGCAATGGTGCTGATAAATAGTGTTTTTTCATACATTCAAATTTTCTGCAAATGTATGGTGCTAAATCAGATTGTTTTTGTTCTTTGGTGTTATTTACACTGCAAGCAAATTGCAGTCGCTTTTAAAACGTCTGATGATGTCATAAACTGTGCGTTCGCTTATGTCGTATTTGTCGGCGAGAACGCTTACTATATATGTTGTCTTTTCTCCATTGTTGTATAGGCTTTGGTATTCTTTGTAAAGCTCTATATATTCAACATCTTCTATTCTTATTCCTGCTTGCCGGAAGTTCTTCAGCAATTCTTTGTTTAAGTTTAATATTTCAATCACTTTCATTTGTTAAAAATTTGTATCTTTGCACCGTCTCACTTATTTATGCGTTTACGCAAAAAAATATTGCATACCACGAATTGGGTTTACCCCCGGTCTTGCGGTATGCAATTTTTGTTAATAAGTAAGTGAGACGACTGATTAACAGGCTGGGGGCTTTTTTTTATGCTCCCCATGAAAATGTCATTGATACAAATCCAAATTGAAAGAATCCTTTGCTTTCCAACACTCTTCTAATGTTGTTTGAATGTGCAGCGCAGCTTTCGTATAGAAGTCTTTCAACTGTTCTATCGAACTGAACTTATAATAGTATGGTTCGTTGTCAGTGCCGAACTTGAATGTTACAGGCAGAGACGTACCTAACGTCTGTACGGCGAGGTCGTAAGCTACCTTATAATTGAACTGGTTCTCTTGCGACAGCCATACATTCATGCCGTTCCATACGAATCCGGATAGAATAATGTTGTCGGTATGATGATTTATCCAGTCAATTACCGTATGCCTTATTTCATCTTTGCATGGTTTATGGTCGAATTCATGTTCCATATAATTGACTCCTCCGTTGTCCTGTTCCTGTATGTCCCAACGGATACGCCATTTGTTTTTAGCCGGATTGGTACATTCCAATAATTTAACGTCGGCTGTTCCTTCTACTCTGTTCATAGTTTGTTATTTTAGGTGAATACATATTTTGTTCTTCCTTTGCCGAAGGTCTCTGATTTGATTGTTGTCTCAAAAGGGAATCCGTCCGGCATTTCACTGATTTGCTGAAGGATGTTTTTCATCTCTTCGGAGTTTGTAAAAAACTTTTTAGGTTCGCCATTAACTTCAATGGCTACTACACATCTGTCTTCTCCCTGGCTTGTCTTGACTCCGGTTTCAAAGTCTTTGACAACGATAGGGAGGTTTACCAGTTCGCGGATGCTTACCATCGCACCTGAAAATCGCTTCTTGCCATCTTCTGGCTTATAAGCGACATTAAGATCTTTAAATGATTTCATTTTCTTGCCTGTTAATTTGTGATATAATGTTTTGCAATTGGCGTGTTTTGCCATGCCATAAAAGCTTGCTGCCAGGATATCGCGTCTTCTCCTGCTTTTGACGCAATGCATCTTCCTTGCGAATTTTTGTTTGATGCGTTTACGCAGACGAACGTGATCAGGATATATCACATATCCTAAGAAGTCGATGCCTTCCTCTACAGGGAAGATTCTTTCGTTGTATTTCACCTTGAGTTCGATTGACTCAATTCTGTTATGGACGACATCGCGAATCTTCCATAAATCTGATTTGGAACCGCCGAGTATGACACCATCATCACAGTATCGATAGAAGTGCTTGACACCGTAATGGTCTTTTAGATAATGGTCTAAATACACCGACAACAATAGATTTCCAAGACCTTGAGATGACCGCAATCCGATACTTAGTCCGGAAGGCATCATCTTTACGAAACCATCAAGCATATTGATGAGTTTTCTGTCTTTAAAAACTTTGTTTACGGCATACATTACG